AATATTTGAAAAGTTATATAAAAGCGTATTAGTGTTCCAGGTGTGATCTTTTAAATATTTAAAATTTGATTTTGAATAATTATAATTGCTGGATGTGCTGGCTGGATAAGTGGAATTGCTTATAAATCTTACTTGAATATAGTCTGAAAAAGTTAATATAATTATATTTGAATCGATATCAGAAAATAATAAATTAAAACTTGAATCATTGAAATATAATAATTCAAATTGATTGAAAATTTCATCTGGGAATTCTGGATCTATATATGTTATATAAAATTTATTATTATTTTTTGATATTATTGCTATTAAATCATCTATAATTCTAACTTGACAGTTTAGTATCAATCCTAAATTTAAAGAATTTATATCTGCTTTATAAAAAATATCATTTGAATATTTATTTTTAATATAAATATCACTATTTGTAACTTCTAATCTTATTGAATTTCCAATTCTTACAAATTTTAAATCTTTTTGAAGATATATTTCGTCTTTTTTCAATAAATTTCCACAATTTATAAAAGGTTCATATTCATATAATATAATCGAGCTGTCTTTTATTTGAAAAATATTCAAATCGATGTCATCTATCAGAACATTTCTTATAGTGTTGGTATCGGTTGATTTATCTATTTCTAATAATTCTAATTTTTTAGAAGGATCTGAGAAACTTCCTTCTATAGCATATATGTTGATATTATCAGTGCAAAAATATACAAATTCATCGTTATTTTTAACTGTGAAAGTGCCACTTTTTATGTTATCTAAAAATTCCCAAACGCCACTATATTTAAAAGGATCTATTTGAGTATATACGGTTTTTCCATAGACATCATCATTATTTCTGATATCAGAATATGTTGAAGATAACCCATAAAAAAGATTATTTGCATTAGATAAACTTAAAAAGTTAGGGTTTTGTAAAACTAAACTTTTATATATGTTAAGATTGTTTAAATTTATAGTATCTATTACTTTTTCTAAATTAGTTTTTGTAAAAATATCAAATTTTTCTTGGGAAACTGACAATAAATTGATGTTTTGTACATAATTAGAATCAAATTCTAATTGTCTCAAATATATTTCACTTATAAATGTTTGTTTTGGGACTAATTCTCCACTAGCTTCTGTTTTTTTCTTTCCAGTATACGCTTTACCTTCAACCACGTTGAAGAAACCAACATAATCAGATCCATTTATTGTAAATGCTTCCCCTTCAGTATATTTATAATATGAAATCATTTGTATTTTTTATTTATAATTATATTTACATCGTTTGAAACTGGTAAAACAGTTTCAATTTTTGATTTAAGTTCATTTTCTAAGTCGTTTAATATTTCTTCATTTTCGATATCAATATTTTTTACAAAAATATTAGATTTATTAGATTTGCTTGATGTATTTCCGCACACAGTATGTACTAACTTAATATTATCACTTCCATTTCTCATACCACATGGTAATGTTATGTATATGGTATTTATACTGTATTTTCCTTTAGATATAGATATTGAATACACTAAATCTTTAGAATAAAACCTATCAGCTATAAACTTATCAGATATATTTGATCCTGAATAACTTAATAAATTGATTTTATTTATTTTATTTGTTACTTTATCAGTCTCATATACAAAAAAGTCACCTAGAATGATATTTCTTTCTGAAAATCTAGCAGCCTGTTCTTTAAACAGCATCAACGGATCTTCATTGAATAATATATATCCATTACCTGAATATGAATCAAATCCAATGAATATTGCATTTTCTTTAAAGATTTTGAAATTTACTGTTTTTGTGTATTTTCTATATGCTAATTGTCCTGAGCTATTCGTAGCATATAAAATATAGGAAATTGTAACATTTGATCCAGTTTTAACAATAGAAATTCCAGCATTTACATCATTCCTATCTGTTTTAACTTCCCAAGATTCTCCATTTCCATAGAAATATAACACAAATGTAAATTGACCAGATTCGTTTATTGTTTTAAAGTAATTAGATGGTTTATTAGATACAAATGTATTACAATATGTGATAGCTTCGGTTGTTTCTTTCGCAAAAGAAACTCTCTCGTAAATGTATTTTTTATTAGGTTTGAAAATTAATTCACTTTTTTTATCAAAAAATTTAAAATTATCAATTCCATCAGATATAGAAGAATTGGCCTCGATATATTCTTCTATGTATTCATCATATGTTTTAGAAAAAACTGATTTTCCATTCAATGCATCTTGTTTGTTTATGCGGTCTGGATAATAGTATCTATCTACCCAAACAGAATTGGTAGATCCAGCAGCTCCAGACAACCAAGTGCATAAATAATGTTGATTATTGGTTATTTGAACATCGTTATCATAATAATATACCTTGTCTGCCAAGTCAGGAGATGGAAATGAAAACGCCCCAGCTTCTTTTAATTTAGAATCATTTATATTAAGTTGTGAAAATGGGAACATATTATCAGGAGCCACAAATTCATTTTTTCCTGGTACTATAGTGTAACTTTTATTATGATAAACATAATTTAATTCTAAATCATCGTCTTTTTCTGTAGAAATATCTTCAAATATTGAAGTATAATTTCTAATATTATCTACATAAATTGTATTTGATTGCTCTTTAATACCACTTAATAAATTATTAGCGTTTGATATTTGATCTAAATGAGGTAAGAAGTGATTTTTTAAAACTGTAATGCTGCTTTTTGAATTTTTAACTGAATTTCCTTTGTGTATTAAAAAGTTATTTTTTAAATCGAATTCACTTTTATCTATATCGATTTTATTATCATCATTATTATATGTTATGAATGTACTGTTCAAAGATAAATCAAAATTGAAATATTTATTTCTGGATATTTTAAAAACACTTTCTATAACATTAAGTTTATTAAAACCTGTTATTAAAGATGCTTTTAATCTATGATCATCTCTATATAGATAATATATACCATCAGCAGTTTCTTTAAAAAATGTTATAAAATTGTAATTTTCTTGATAAATGTAATTGAAATGATGTGGTTGAATTATTGAATCATCGGATGAAAGCAATCTTTCGTTGATAAAATAAGGATCGTTTTGTTTAACATCATTATAAATCAAATAATAAGTTTCATTATCTATTTGACATGATATTTTACATTTTTCTTTTTCAAAAAAGTCCAAAGTGAATGATGTTAATGGGGAAGAGGATGATGATAATTTATTAAACAAACATCCTCTATAATCAGGAATTTCATCAGAACGAAAAGCATCTTTGAAATAACTTTCTTCAACTCCGACACATGTAAGATACAAGCCTTCATCTTGAATTGTTGTTAAAAACTTTTCAACTTCAAGTTTTGGAAATTTAAAATTAAAAATATCCGAAGATTTTGTGTTTTTTGTTAAAATAAAATCAGTATAGAATTTTGATTTATAATCGCAAGCATCAGAAAAACACTCTGTAAAATAAAGTGGTATACCCCCATTGTGTGTTTTTTCAAATTGCTTAAATTCAAGGCCGTCCAATGAACAAGACAGTTGATAGCTTTTTAAAGATGATAGTTGAAATACATTGGATACCACTAAATTATTTAGTTACTATACATTATTTAAAACTGTTCATATGGAAGGCCGCTGCCATTATTGTAAAGAGCGACAATTTCAGCATCAGTCAATGGTCTAGTCCATAATCCAGTAGAATCAACTGAACCGTTATAAACGAACTCTCCCCCACTATCTGTTTTCTGACATTGGTGATTCCACTTCTACCACATAATTGCCTTTGCTTGTTAAAAATTTATGAGTTTTGAATCCGTCTTCTGGTAAAATATGAGTAGAAATCATTTTCATATCATATACAGATTCAAAATAATCTGCTGATTTAATTTCAATTGGTATAGTTATTAACGTAGTGTCTTTATTTGTATATTTTATCAAAAACTGAGCCGTCATTTTTTTATAGGTTGCTGTTTTTGATGGATAATATTCAAAACTATAAGTATCTTGTAATATTTTGCTAAATTTTCCATATATCACTTCTGGAATTATGCTTTCTTTTCTGTAAACTTTATACAAATCATTATCATAATATAATATATTATTATCTCCCCAATTTATTTGTAAACTTATAGGCAATACATCTTCATAAACATCACCTAATGATATATTTAAAACGGTTGCATCATTAAGAATCACAGCATCCATGACATTGTTGTATGATGAGGAAGTGGTTGATAATATTAAAGTTTTAGTATTCATAATACAAGATTTTCATTCAATATAGTTGGTTGATTTGATGATAATAATACATTTAAATTCATCAACGGTAATGATTTATTGAAAATGTTTGAATATATAGATGAATTATCAAAATATTGCGTATGATTTAATAAGTCCATATTTGAATTGATATCGAATTCAAATTCTTGTAAAGAAAAATAATTATTTTGATCTTTTATTAAAAATGATATGTTTAATATGTTTGCTCTGCTATCGTGTATAATTATGGGATTTTCAGCATGTGTATATCTTACATTATTCGAAGAAATTGCAAAATATCCTGAATTATTTTCTATTTTTGAAATAGATATTGGGAAAATTTCATCATTTGTGAAATTTAATGTATTAAATTTATATATTTTTGGATAAATTATTAAATTATTTGATGATAATGATGATGACAATGTTTCTAATAAACAATAATAAACATCATTGTTTATTTTAAATCTATTTGAAATTTTATTGAAATCATTATCAGAATGATTTATAAATATCCCTTCTGTCAAGGGATTTTCAAAATTTCCAGAATTATATTTCACTTTATCAACCATGAAATAATTGGAAGTTTCTATTAATATAACATCATTTATAAAATCGAATGATTTTATTGATCCATTTAATTCAGTGATTAAATCAATTGGAAATTTTAAATTCCAATATGAAAATAAATCTGTAATTTTATAAGATTGTTGATTTGATACGTTTTTAACATATATGTTCCCTGTCAAATCATATCTATCAAACAATCTTTCCACCACTGTTGATATAGATGACGTTAATGTATATTTGGTTGAATCTATATCAGATATAAATGAATATTCTCTGGAAGTAAAATCTACATCAAAATTATACTTATCTGTAAATAATCCACATTCTACAATATTAGATTTATAATTATTTTCAAACGATGCTGTTATGCTTGGAAATAAAGGATCTTTTAATCCTCTTATTATTGTAGGAGTTAATGTGTGAATGCCGCCTTCTATTAATTTTGAAAAATAATAGTTTTCATCACCTGGAAATGCTGATAAATCTGAAGATATTGGATCTAAATGAAAGTCACCGTTTGGTTTATTAAATCCTACACATTCCAATATTTCATTATTTGTAGCTAATTGATCGGGAGGAATATATAATTCTTCAAATGGCGTAAAATATCTAAAAAATAAAGTATATGTATAATCAAAAGCTCCAGTAAATGAATTTGTGTAAGTTGAAAGGCCAGATCGTTTTGTACTATTAGTTGTTGTATAATAATCACTATAACTATAATCGAAATCAAACCCTTCGTTATAATTGTCATCAAAAAATTGATAACCATTTAAGAGCATACTTTTTATATAATTATAATCAATTCTACTTATGTTTTCTCTAAAATTATAATTGTCTTTTATTAATCCGAATGTGTTTCCATATACATCTTTCTTTTGATCATGTATATATCCCATGTTGAATAACATACTCAAATCTGGGATTGGGGTTATATCATTTTGAGATGTATATCCTTGATAAAAAACACCGTCTTGGGTTTGTATTGGTTGATTTTTTGCTAACCCAGATGTGAAATTTGTTTTTAAATAATCACCATCGATTGAATATGTTATTAATTCAGAATCATGAACCAAAGGATCGGGAAAATAATAAATTTTATTTTCTTCCAATGCTGATCTATTAATATTGAATGATAAATTTTTTCCATCTATTATAACAATAGCGTTTTTATGAGGTCTGAAAAATCCAATCTCTCTTGGAGTTTGTATGTTGTTTTTTCTAGTAGATGCTGTTGTAGGATAATCAATGTTTAAAAAGTT